GCATTGATGATGCAATCAACACAATGGGAAGGACTAATAAATTAATATGGATATAGATAAATTAATAACTTACTTAGCTGCAACTGATGAATCTTATTCTAAAGTTCAAGCTGAAGTATCTTATGGCGAAGATATGTTAAAACATATTAAAGGTATATATATTAGCAAATCACAAGTTTCAGTATCTAAAGCTACCGAAGACTTTTATGGATCTGCTAGTTATACAAATCATATATCTAAACTTCATACGTTAAATTTACAGCTGTTAGAATTAAAAAACAAAAGACGTACAGCTGAAATGAAAATAGAAGTTTGGAGAACTCTTGAAGCATCAAGACGTAAAGGAAATATATAATGACACAAAAAACTTGTCCTGATTGCAACAATTATTTATATCAAGATCAAATGAGTAGCGATTTAATTTGCCATGAATGTGAAACTTGTTTTGCAAAAGATTTTGATGAAGATGAAAATAGTTTAAAAAAGGAAGAATATGACAATTAATATAGATGCACCAATGTATGAAGGTTTATCTAAACGTGAGCTTATAATTTATAAAGCAGGGTTTAGAAATGGTTTTAGTGTCGGTAGTAAAAATACTAAAAACATAAAAGTTAAATACGAACATGACATCCCTACTGTTCCAGTACACAATGTAAATGTATTTGAAAAAATAATTAAAAATGTTTGTCTTTATTTTAAAGTTCCTACTTCTGAAATTTATGGGGATCGTAAATTTAGATATTTAGTGATACCGAGATCTATGATTATAAATCTAGCTAGAGAATGTACTAGATTATCATATCCAGAACTTAGTAGATTGTTAGATAAAGATCATACCACTATGATGTTTCATGTTAAATCCAGAATGATGTTTCGTGGTATCTGGAAACATGACAACAATCACAACATTTATGCTCACTTAAAAGGTCAAGTGTTAAGTGTAAATGCATGATATTACAGAATTTTTAGCATCGGAGATATTCGTTTAAGTCTAAAATAGCTAGGTTAACATTACAGAATAAAATGTAATTTATAGGCTTATGCCCTAGCGATGCCGAATGTGTACTCTTTTAATCCAGACTAGTTGAGTTTATTAGGGTACGCACAATAGGAAGAACATATAGGAAACATTTACTATATTATACGGTAGAAAAGTGCGTATTGTCTTTTTATGTTGATTTGGTTTAATTTACAAAGGAAAACAAGTAATAACAATTCAAAACCATTAATTATCACTAGTGATAGTGACTTACAACCATTAATTATCGGAAATAAGTACATAAAACAAGTACTTTGTATAGGTAATATATACCTATTATTACTACCGATAACTTTTGGCATGTTTTTCCGTTCTGTATTTGTTCACAGTAAATCAGCATTATTTTCAATAACAAGAGTAAATAATGGAGGAATATTTGTCTAACGAAGCTTTAGGAGTATTTCACAATGCTTTAATACCACAATTTGTAACACAAAGAAAAAAACTAGGCATTTCACAATTAGAAATGGATGAAATCGTAGGAGTTGCCAAAGGGTTAGTTTCTAAGTGGGAATGTGGAGTACGAAAACCAAGTGGTTATCTGTTCTGTATATGGGCTGAAGCACTTGGAATGACAATAACATTACAACCAAAGGTGCAACATGACAATCAACCCAGATCTTAATCCTGGCGACATAACAAATGATGCAATTGTAAATGAAGTTATTAAAAAAATACTTGATCGACATATGCAGGGTATGGAAACTTTTGGTAAAACAATGGCTTCTAATGAAAGACCACTAGATCAATGGATAGCAGAAACAATTGAAGAAATGTTAGATGCTGTTCACTATTTAGTAAAAGCTAAAACACAAATAGATCAATTCAAAACTAAACAAAAAGAATTGGAAACTATTGTTTCTACTTTTAAAAATGAAACTTTTAAAGAAAGTGTTGATGTACCAGTTCAAGAAAAAATCTAACGTAGACTATTCTGCTCCTCACAATAGGCAGATGTATTTTAGGATGAGATTACTTAGGTTCTATAAAAATATAGAATTTGATGAAGACATTTATGATCGTACTGCAACCATGATCTTAAACGGAACTCTCCCCTATCGTCATGTAAATCAAATAGAAAAACTAAGGATTGAATATGAAAAAAAGAGAAAAGAAAAATATGAAAAACTCAAAAACAAAGGTGCAGCATCTATCGGATGTAAAGTTAGAGAAGTTGTTAATAGCTTTAGCAAAGCGATATAGCAATAGTTCTTTGGAGTTAGGTGTTCAACATTATTTTAAAATAGGAGGAAGCATATGAATAATAAATTTACTGAGCAGCAACAAAATAAAGTTATTGCTACTTGGGATTTGTGGTCCGAAAAAATTAAAAAAAATTCTAAAGTATGGGATGAGAAACAAGAGCTAATGATGGCTGTAATAGAAACAATGATAGAGAAAGGGTTACATGAAGAACGAGCAATTGATAAACGGAGAAAAATTCGATCGTAACACAGGTATAGGTGGATCGGATGCTACAAGAATATACGAAGGTGATTGGCATCAATTATGGTCTGAGAAAACTGGTAAGACTCAATACCCAGATTTGTCAGATGTGTTGCCAGTACAAATGGGCATACATACAGAGCCATTTAATATTATGTGGTTTGAGAAAAATACAGAAATGAAAGTTAAAGGTAACAACGATCATTTTGTTCATAAAGATTACGAACACTTATACTCACACCCAGATGGTGTTGTAGATGATGCTAATGCACTATTAGAATGCAAACATACTAATGCATTTAGTAATGCTAAGAAATGCTCTGATAAATACAAAGCACAATTACAGCACAATATGATGGTCTGTGGTTATGATAAATTGTATGTGTCTGCGTTTTTTGGCAATCTTAAATGGGAGCTTATTGAAGTTACTGAAGACAAAGAGTTTCAAGAGCAACTGTTAAATGCTGAATTAGTATTCTGGCATTATGTGCAAACTAATAAAGAACCACCAGAGTTTATAGATTTCACTAACTTTAACAATAAGGAATACAATGAAGGTAGAACAATTATACCCATTCTCGCCAGGGCATAAGAAGGTAGATACTTCAATAGAAGCTGCTGAATCAATGATGGAGAAGGCAGAAACTATTAGAAATAAAGTTCTAAATGTTATTGCTAATAAAGGTAATTTTGGGGCTACTGCTGATGAAGTAGCTGAGTTGTTAAACTATAGTCCCTTTACAGTTAGACCAAGAGTGACGGAGTTATTCAAGCTTAATAAAATTGAACGTAAAGATAAACGTAAAAATCTAAGTAATAAAGCTGCATATGTATATGTGGTTTCTAACCAATAATAACAAAGGAATATGATGAGAACTGGTGAACAAAAAAACTATTACATCTGGGACAGAGCAAAAGCTACTGATCCTGCGTGGACAAAACCTTTTCCTAAATTTGGAAAAACATTAACTACTATTGATCCTATGTCACAAGTTATGTGCATGACAGGATTGTTTGGCCCAGTTGGCAAAGGTTGGAGATTTAAAAATACTTTTACCTACACAGAGCAAAATGTGTTTGCAGAAGTTATTGTCCAATGGAAAGACAATGATACTTGGTATGCTTATGGCCCAATATCTAGTGTGTGTGCTTTGTATAAAAAAGCAGGTACGTTAGATGATGAAGCTTGTAAAAAAGCATCTACTGATGCGTTGACTAAAGCATTTAGTTACTTAGGTCTTAATGCCGATGTGTTTCTTGGTATGTTTGACAATAATAAATATGTTTCAGAAATGAAATCAAAATTCAGCTCTAATGGATCTGCTGATAATGTAAAAGTAATAGATCCAAAATCTATAAGGAAGGTTCAAAATGATTAACAAAGTTATTTTAGTAGGAAGATTAGGTGCTGATCCAGAGATCAAGCAAACTAAGAAAGGCGATGCGTTTGCAAATATGTCTATTGCTACTAACAAAAAAATGAAAGACGAAGAAAAAACAACTTGGCATAAAGTTGTAGTCTTTGATCCTAGATTAGCAGACATGGTTGGCAAGTATGTCAAAGCTGGTACACAACTTTACCTTGAAGGTGAAATTGAAACTAGAACTTATGAAGATTCTGGTGGTCAGAAAAGATATGTGACTGAAATTATTGTACCAAGATTTAGTGGTGTTATCAGAATGTTAAGCCCTAAAGGTGAAAACAAACCTGCTGCACCAGTTGCACCTGCTGCTTCGTCTAACGATGATGCTTGGGATCAACAGTTCTAAATATTAAAGAATTTAGGGAGGTTTCAAATCAGTTGTTCCTCCTTAATAAGTTAAGTGACTTAAATATTCGGACTTGTAAACTTACAATGGTATTTCTAGTTTAAGATTCTGTAAGTGTACCTATACTAGATAAAGGCCCAAGGAGGTTTAAGTCATTTGACTAAACAAAATTTAGAAGGTTGCCATAATGTGTCGTCCCCTTCTAAATGCTAGTAGTTCATTACTAGCTTCCTGAGTAAGCAATGCAATTGATCTGTTAATATTCCTAACTGCAGAGAGGGGTATATAAGAAGACAACGGATATGGGAATAACCTTCAGTCGTTGACAGTTGTATTTGCTTACTTTTTTTTATCGAAATAATTAATGACGTTGGTGTGCTTTGGCGAGTTGACCTTTAGTCCGTCTTCACCAAACAATTCTTCAAATACTTCATCTTGTCCACCAAAATAAACATTAAAAGGATCAGCATTATCTATAACTCTATGTGATTTTTTAACAGCATATTCAATGCCCATTCTTTTACAAATAAGATTAATTTGTTTTCTAAGATATTGAATTTCTTCAACAGCTTCGTATAGTTTTCTGTATTCGTAATTACTCATAAGTGCGTTTTCATAAAACACGATAACCCCTACCCTGTCAATATGAAAAATAAATTAGATTTAAAAAAAATATTTAAAGAACGTAAAATAAGAATAACCGATTGTCAGATTGCAACGGAAGAATTAAATGATTTTATAACTCTTGATTTAATTAAACGTGGAAATATTGATGCATCTCTAGTTGCATTGACTTCAACTATTATGAATATAGCTTGTTGGTATAACAAAAAAGAATTTGTTATAGATCTTTTACAAGGTTGTACTGCTCAAATAGAACAGGATAAGTTTGTTGAGTCTGGTAAAAGACTTAATTAAGCTGCGTTAAATGTTAAATTAATTTTACAATGTTTTTTTACAAAATCTAAAGTAGATAATATATTACTTACATTCCAATTAATAAACGCAACAATAGTATCTTCACTTGGTCTAATGTTTATAATTCTTTTATCCTTACAACCTCCAGTAATAGGATCTAAATACACAAAATAACCTGCTTCTATACATTCATCTATGTATTTAGTTAAGGTTTTATGCGAACATTTAAGCTTTTTAGATAAACATTCTTTATAAACAATTTCTCCTTTAGACGATGCCGAAATGACTTCAGATAACATTCTCCATTTTTGCATACCTGTAAAATATTTTAG